CAGTACCCTCAAATTTGGGTCGAGCAAGTGACCTACATGTACTCCGCTCAGGATACTGCGGGTCTGTCTGACAACTGGTCTATCACTCGGGTGACGAACGAGACAGGCAGGACGACAGAGTGGACTTACGCTCTGCTTGGGCATCACTCAACGGGTGCAGCTTCGTACGACTTCACGGCTGGCTCTGCGCTGACGGCGATCAACTGGCCGACCAGTGCAACGCACAACATGAAGGCGATCAACTTAGCCACGGATACTCACCTGACGCAGGCATCTGCAAACGGCGAGCTGCAAGTTCAGACGGATCATGGTTACATTCAGATCGGTCCCAAGAACGCCTCGTGGTGTCACATGTACACCGACAGGGCTGCGTTCTATTTCGATTCGCCTATAACAATCGTCGGTTCGTTCCTACCATCAGCTACGTCAACGTACTCGCTCGGTGGCTCATCCCAGTACTGGGTCAATGCCTACATCCAGAACATCCAACTGAATAGCACAGACACGACACTGTCACGTCTTGCTGCTGGTAAGTTGGGTGTCGAGGGTAAGGCTGTCATCAAGCACACCGGAAGCTACACCTCTGGTGAAGTTACGTTCTCCACAAGCGCACCTTCGGGTGGGTCGAGTGGAGATGTCTGGTACCAATACACTTAACCTTCAAGGAGACTCCGGCTATGCCTGTACATATAAACGTAGCCGGAGTCTGGAAGGAGTGCGACTCCGTTCACATCAACGTGGGTGGAGTTTGGAAGGCGTGCGACGACGTGCCGATCAATGTTGCTGGTGCGTGGAAGACTGGTCTGCTTCAGGTGGACCCAGTCGTAACACTCGCAAGCATCAACGGCGACGTGAACTCAAGGCTCGACAACTGGTGCTATGCAGGTCAGGTGTTCTACACGACTGGTATTGCTTACGAGTACACTCCGAGTAGCGGCATCACGGCTGGCTTTACGTACCTCACGGCTGGCGATGCTGCCGACGTGTGGATCATGTGGACCCGGACGGGCGGCACGCTGTCTGACTGGGACTCTCTCGGCGGTGGCAACAACAACGTCAGGCGCAACATCACAAGTAACATCGCGTACCGTCTGGTCGATAAGATCAGCTCTACTGCTGGTGGCGCTGAGACAATCACTGGATACTTCCGGGCGTACGACGCGGCCTCTGGTGGCAACTTACTGGCTACCTCATCGACCGTCACGTACTCAGCACGAATGTGGCATGACGCATGTCCGCTCTGCTGCTTCACGCCTGACACTCCCGTAACACTGGCGAGTGGGCTGGAAGTACCTATCGGTACCGTGCAGGTGGGCGACAAGATCAAGACGCTCAACGGCACAGAAGAAGTGCAAGAGATTCTCGTACGTACGAACCGTCCAATGGTTCGCATCCACTTCGAGAACGGACAGCACATCGACGCATCAACAGATCACCCCTTCCACGTGAAGGGCAAGGGTCCATCCTCTGTCAATCCTGAAGTCGAATACAAGGACATCGGGTTGCCTGAGACACTGAGCGTAGGCGATCTCGTCTCCAATCAGAACGGTGGTCACAATACCATCACGGGCTTACAGCCTATCGAGTACCCCGGACAGGTGTACACATTCTCTAACAAGCTGTTCTACGCGAACGGCAAACTCGTTTACTAAAGGAAACATCATGGAAACTTTTGTTGTAGGCATCAGCCTATTCGTCTTCGGCGGCTTTCTCGGCTATAAAGTTGGCTACTCAAAGGGCGTGAAAGTCAACGCTCCGGTCCCAGCACCGAAACCCAAAACCCCTTATGATCCCGACCGTGATCTCAGATAACAGGAACCTTAACATGAACCAGTCTAAGGACATTCTCGCTGACATAGCCGCAGCGGGGACTGGTGTCACAGCCACATGGACGTGGATCACTCACGTCAACGATATGCTTCAGCTTGTCGCTACGGCAGTTGCTATCGTCGCTGGCGTGTACGCTATCAGGTGGCACAAGGTCAGGATTGACACTGCCGTCAAGAAGGAGAAAGACCGTGAGCAAAACAAGAGCGAGTGAGGACCTCCTCAATGAGCTACATGATCTACAGGCTCGCACGCTACTCGCTGAAATCAAGCGCCTCGTCGCGGACGGTGAGCCAGTACCCCCGGCCCTGTTCGCGCAGGCAAACAAGTTCCTCAAAGACAACGGCATCGACCGTGCGGTTGTTGCTGGCGATCCTACTGATCTGCTGGCTGACGAGGTTCCCATCTTCGACAACATAGTCCAAGGAGACTTCAAATAATGTGTACCGCAAATTCCCAGAAGTACCTGCCGGACTTCCTCACCAGCACCGAGGGTCATACCAAAGATGACTCCGGCCCCACTGGTGGACCTATCCGCAAGGCCACTGAGGTTCCCCTCGGTGACGGTATGGCTGACGCAGCTAAGACTGCGATCCTGTCCAGACGTGAGCGGATCAGGCGTGCTGTCGATGGCGACGGCGATCCTAACGCTCACATCAGGAGAGACTAATGTGCAAGGCACTCGTCAAGCGTATGAATGAGATGCGCAGTAAGACCTTGCACGGTCGCTTCGAGGACAAGGTCGAGAAGGACTACGGCATCCGACCATACGGTATGAAGATGGTCAACAAAGCTGTAGGCATCGACGACCCCAACATGTTCTACCAGAAGGGTGGACGTGGATTCGTCGAAGCGCCTAAGCGCACAGCCCCCTCTCGTGCCATCCCGACGAACCGCACGGGAGGGTAGCATGTACATCACGTTCGACTTTAAGTGCGGCACCTGTGGTGACGTGCAGTCTCGCTTCGTGAAACGCGAGGAGATCGACAAGCAGCTGTGCGCCTGTCAAACCATAACCCCTATGACCCGGCTACCTGCCGGAACAAGGACGACATTCAGATACGCTGATACCAAACTCAAGGATTGACCAATGATATACCTACTCGCTTTACTACTGGCTCCCGCGTTGGAGTTCCCCCCTAACCACCCGGCTGTTGGAAAGAGCTGGGAGCTTGCCTGTCAGTACAGCGAGTGCGGCGATCTCAAGCCGCCTATGGTTATCTTCAAGGACACGTGGCCTGCACTGGGCTACTACTACTTCGACACCAGTGTGGTCTTCATCACAGAGGACTGCCTCGTGTCTGTGGCCGATCAGGTCAAGTGCATGGCTGTTGTCATACACGAGATGACTCACTACATCGTAGACCACAACGAAGGTATCAAAGAGAACTGTCCGTCCGAGGAACGTGCGTGGGATGTCTACAACGCCTACGTCATGGAGCAGAAGCGTTACGATTTGGTTCGAGAGAACTGGAAGGAGTCATACCCGAAATGCGCAAAATCCCCGCAACCTTCGACATCCTCAGCCACACCATAACGGTGAAGATGAGGGATGACCTGCTCGATGACTGTGAGTGTCACGGCAGGTTCATCGCAAGCAAGAACTTAATCGAACTTCAGTCCGGTCAGGCGTTCAGCTTCACCCTTGCTACATTCTGGCATGAGGTGGCTCACGCTATCGCTACCCACATGGGCATGAAGGACATCAACGACAACGAAGAACAGATCGACAAACTCGGACAGGGTATCGCTCAGGTTCTCAAAACCAAACGAGGTGCAGCATGACCAGACGAGCAGCTGGGGTAGACCCCAAAGGCTTTATGCTTTACAAACCGGGCTGGAAGGACCTGCTATCCAGCATCAACTCAGCTAAGACAGCAGGCGCGAACGTACCTGCATGGACGAACATCAGAGACGGGCTGTATGGTTATGGGTTCTCTGCTGCTGCTCTCAAGGAAGTGTTCGTCAACTTCCATGTCCCACATGACTACATGCCGCAGTCCGACATCTACCCTCACATCCACTACGTGCCCACCACAGATGAGGTGCAGGGTGTCGTGCGGTGGGGCTTCGAGTTCACCTACTCGGATCGCGAAGGCACACTGCCTGCGTCCACCACGGTGTACGTCGAGCAGACCATTGCGGCCAACAGCCAGTACGAACAGCTCGTCGCTGAGACTCCTGATGCTGATGCCCTGAGTGGGCAGGACTATGTCTTCGAGGTTGACGGCGTGCTTGTCTGCCGGGTCTTCCGTGACGGCGCTCATGCCAACGACACCTATGCTGGTGTGGTTGTGGGCACCTTCGTCGACCTGCACTACCTGTCTGACCGTGACACCACGCTTAACAAGGCAGCTCCGTTCAGAGAGTGAGCCTGTTCAGTAACATTGAACGAGGAGAGAATATGAACAGCTACCCAGTATGGGTACAGACAGGCACCCACAAGAAGATGCACGATGACTTCAAGGTCTTCTTGTGGTGGCTCTGGCTACAACTCGGTCTGCCTGAGCCAACAGTTGCTCAGTACGAGATCGCAGACTACCTTCAGCATGGACCGAAGCGTAGGATCGTCATGGCATTCCGTGGCGTAGGTAAGAGCTGGATCACAGCCGCCTTCGTCCTGTGGTGCCTGATGCGTGACCCCCAAGAGAAGATGATGGTGGTGTCGGCCAGCGAGTACAAGGCTGCCGAGTTCTCCACGTTCACCAAGCAGCTCATCGAGACGCTCCCCCTGTTAGGCTGGCTGAAAGCTCGCCCAAAGGACGGACAGCGTGACTCGGTACTTGCCTTCGACGTAGGCCCCTCGTCACCCGCTCAGGCTCCCTCAGTGCGAGCTGTGGGTGTTACCGGACAGATGACTGGTGGTCGCGCCACGAAGGTGATCTTCGATGACATCGAGGTCCCCAACAACTCAGAGACTGAAGGCAAACGAGAGAAGCTGGACAACCGCGCCCGTGAAATGGGTGGTGCTATTCTGGTACCGGGCGGTGACTCCATTGGACTCGGCACACCTCAGTCTACCCAGACAATCTACAACGGGTTCAGCGAGCGCGGCTACAGCCTGCGAGTCTGGCCTGCAAGGTATCCTGATGAAGAACAAACCCACAAGTACCAAGGACGTTTGGCTCCCGGCATTCTGCGACGGCTCGCAGACGATAGTAGCTTGGTGGGACGACCAGTCGACCCTGCTCGATTCCACGAACAGGACTTGCTGGAGCGTGAAGCTGAGTATGGACGAAGTGGTTTCGCACTTCAATTCATGCTCGACACCACACTCTCTGATGAGAATAGGTACCCGCTCAAACTGAGGGACCTGATCGTCATGGACGTGGACACCGAGCGTGCCCCTGCCCGTATCACGTGGGCAACCTCTGAGGCGCTCCCAGTGGACAACGTGGGACTCACAGGGGACAGGTACTACCTACCCATGAGCGTCTCCACGAAAGACGAGGACATGCTTCCCTACGAAGCCTCAGTCCTATTCGTCGATCCCTCCGGGCGCGGCAAGGATGAGACTGCCTTCTGTGTGGCCAAGATGCTGCACGGACGCATCTTCGTTAAACGGTGGGGGGGCTTCACAGGTAACGGATACGACGAATCTGTTCTGACTGCCCTCGCCACCATTGCCAAGAACGAGCAGGTGAACGAAGTCTGGACCGAGGATAACTTCGGTGACGGCATGTTCAACGCCCTGTTCGCTCCTGTCCTGAACCGGATACATCCCTGTGGCCTTGACGGGTACCGGGTGTCCGGCCAGAAGGAAGCGAGGATGATCGACAAGCTCGAACCTGTTATGAACAACCACAGGCTCGTCATTGACAAGTCGCTTGTCGAGCAGCAGTTCAACAACCTGCCAGAAGACGCAGGAGAGCGTGCCCGCTACTACAACCAGTTCTACCAGATGGCATTCGTCACCCGTGACCGTGGTGCCCTCAAGCAGGACGATAGGTTGGACGTACTGGCAGAAGCAGTGGGACACTTCACCCAGATGGTCGCGAGAGACACTGAGAAGGCCGCTGACAGGTCTTCAGAGAAGATGAAGGACAAGTCCCTTAAGGAGTTCATTGCGTGCGCCCAGCGAGGCCACACGAAGCGTGACATGTATCCTGCACCTAAACGCAGGCAGGGATCGTGGGCACGAAGGCGTTAACCTTCCTTTAGGCACCCTGTCCGCAGGTTATAGCCTTCCCTCCGCTAAGTCATTGATAGGGAGGGGGGGCCAACCCCAGAGGGCAGGATAGAACTATAATGACACTATAAGTAACTAAGAGATAACTAATAGAGAACTAAGAGGGTACTGGTAAGGGTTACTTACCCTTATTCCTTATCCTACTACCTCCTTAAAGGTACTGCTCATTTCAGAGGAGACTTAGAGGAACAGGAGGCTATTATGGCACATGATCCTCACTACCCGGCACTTCCTGCTACCTTTGCGGCCCGAGTGGAAGCAGAGGAGATGCACGAGTGCCTTATGGACCTGCACGATGACTTGAAGGACATCCTCGACAAACTTGAGGACATCAGAGAGTTACTTGCAGTGTGATGGTGTGACACCAGAGGAGAGCCTCAAAGTTTTGCTATAGTTATCTGAACGGGGTTCATTACGTGGACACGCCGCAGTGGCCCCCGTGCCTCCTTCCTATGCGCGTATCGCGGGGGGCCAGACCTGCCCGTTACCCTGCCCGCGAACCTAATGCGCACCCGGCACGCGGCACCCGCTCGCACCCGGTACGTTCACTATCAGGCACCCGGCAGGCACGGCACGTCGACGGGCAGTCACGGCACGCTATCCTGTACGGCACTCGCACCCGGCACCCGATATGTTTTTTTGTCGACACTATATATACGCGGGAAAAAGTCCGGCAGTCGACGGGGGGCCACTCCCAGTAGACTACCAGTCGACGGCACGGCACCCGGCACGGCACCCGGCACGATAGCGGGCAGGGTGCTACCAGTCGACGGCACGGCACCCGGCACGGTACCGGGCAGGATACCGGGCAGGATAGCGGGCAGGGTGCCTGATAGTGCCGGAAAGGGTGCGCAAGGGTGCCGGAAAGGGTGCCTGATAGCGGGCAGGGTGCCGGAAAATAGCGGGAATTCGGCCAGAATTCGGGCAGGGTGCCATTTATTTCCAATCTAAAATCGCCCATAATTCAGTCACTTAGCGGCAATCGGCCATTTATTTCCAAAAAAGGCTTGCAATAATTCGGCGGCAGGTCCATTGTTTGAATCGTCGACGGCCAGCAGATTCTTGGCCGAAGGGTTCCAAGCCGCTACCGTCGACCGTCCCAGACCGGGAATTGAGCTTTGCGGAATGCCCGCATTCAGAACGGTCGCGATGGGATACGGGAATATGCTCCAGCGCATTCGACTGGAAACACGGCACCCGCGAATTAAGCCGCTATCACGTGAGAGTTCACGTGTCTGGGAAACCCGCGTACGGGAGGTGAGAATGCCTACGGGGTGAAACGATCTGGACACTGGGCCGAAACATTGGAAACCACGTGTAACCCGCTCACATGGCACATGTGCGAGAATTCCGCGCCTGCCTTGAATGGATTTTGGTCGGAAGTGTACCGCGCAAGTGTTGCATGTGAGCGTAGTAGCGCACTGGATCGTATCGTGCGCCTGATGAGGCCCAGCAGGCCGAAACTACGTAAAATTGGAGAATTATCATGGCAAATCTCACGAATGAAGCTCGCAGCGCAATCCTGTCCGCACGTGCCAAGAATCGCAAGGCCGCGATTGCATTGCAGTCGGTCGAATTGGACGTGCCGAAGGCAGTCGCGAATCACATGCGTGCAGTCGAGGACTGGTGCAACAAGGCGCTCGCACCCGCTGCGAAGGCCAAGAAAACCGCGTAACACGTGACCGAAACGCGCACCCTGCACATGCGGGGTGTCGCGTCCGTGTCCCACGTATCGGGCACGCTGATGAGGATAGGAAAATGGCAAAATCGAATAGCAGTCACCGCGTGCAAACCCGCGCACGCTACGCCGCCGAAACACTGGCAGATACCCGCGCACGCTCGAATGTCGACTGGGTCGCGCTGCGTGCCGAGAATGACCGTCGCGCCAAGCTGGCACGCTCGTGAGTCGCCTGAATTGGGCCAATGCGGCCACGTCGCGACTGGCACGCAAGGCGGCTCGCACGCCGTCACGGATACCCGCGAAGGGTTCATACCTGCACGACCTCACGTGCGACATCGTGGCCAAGCGGAATGCGCGACTGGCCGCCAAGTGACCGAAACGGTGCCTCCACGGGCCGTCCGCGTGCGACTTTACGGCACGCGCTGATGAGGAGAAAATCATGGAAAATCGCAAAACGGTAACACCCACGCAGGTGAGTGAAATCACCGAAACGATCACGCTCGAATCGCCCACCGCGCAGGTGATCGACTTCCCGCACGGCGACCTCGAATGGTTGGACATCGCAACCCGCTCGGTACAGGCGTACGAGGTGCTGGCGTGAGGCGCGTGCATACGGTGAAGCTGCCGCACGGGTTCCGCATCGAGTGCGTGACCAACACGAATCGCAGGACGCGCACGGCGCACCTGACGGCTCACGTGTACGAGGGCAGTGACCGGATCAAATCGCGGTACACGAGCATGGACAATCCGGGCACGTGCGGGGCGCTGATCGACTTCCGCGCAAGCTGGCTGGACACCGTCGCCCGTGAGGTGCTGGCGTGAAGGTGTTCAAGTTCGATCCCGCGACGGGTCGCAGGGGCGAGCAGATCGACACTCGCAGGTGCATCGACTGGACCTCGGAGTACCTGCCCGTCGACTTCGAGCCACGCGGGTTCGGGACCGACTCGGAAGTGACGGTTCATCACGACGCAGGCGTGGGCATCGGTGAGGATTCGTACAGCTATCGCTACCCGGATACGTGGGTATGCTTCTGCTCGGGCGAATGGCACATGGGCGTGAATGACGACGGCACGCCAGAACGTCGCTGGGTCTGGACGATCCTGCCTCCCGCGCCTAACGATCCACGGCAGATCGACTACCCGCACGACAGCGACATCGACACCCGGTACACGTGACCGAAACCTGCTCCGGCAGGTCCGCATGCGACGATACGGCATGCGCTGATGAGGAAATGACATGGAAAACAATCTCGCGAACATCGCAAACACGCAGACAATCGCGGCAGTCTGGTTCTGCCTCGTGTTCCTGCTTCCCGCGTACGTAGCACTGCTCCGGTTCATCTGGAAGGCAGGCCGCAAGTGAGGGCCGCAGTCGTGCCCGTGCAGCTGGAGTACAACGACCGTGGTGACACGATCACGGTATCCGCGTGGCAGCTGCTACAATGGAAGCATGCGCTTCGGCTCGAAGCCAAGGGCATGACGATGTCACGTGGACGCAAGGTGTCGACGCACCTGCGCCGCCTGATGAACCTGAAACGCAACACGCCTGTATCGTACCTGAGTGAGTGGGTCGAGGGCGCACTGGATGCCGTCAACACGGCAATGGGAGTGGAAAATGGATAGGACATACTACGACGACTGCATGTGCGCATACGTGGACGTGTATGACGGTGAGAAACCGCTGATGATCGTGTCCGAGGGCAAGTCGACGCTCGCATACGAGACAATCGTGATGATGGCCGAGCGTAGCAACCTGTGGGTTGAGCTGGCCATGCTACGGTGCGAGGACGGTCTGCTTCACGAGCATGCCTTCATCGGACGGCGCAACATCGTACCGGGTGAGACTAACCCGGCGCGACTGGGCACGGACCTCGTGTTCGACTGCAAAGAGGGCAGGATCAGCCGCTCGCGCCTGCAATACGAGCTGGGCATGCTGCTGGGCTACACGCTCGACGACACGGTCGACTTCATCGCGAGCAAGGTAGCACGTGAGTGCCCGTGCGACTGCTGCGGGGGACCGTTCGTGAGTGAGGACATCACCGGATAGGGAGGGGGGGCCAACCCCAGAAGGACGTTACCGAAACGCCGCTTCCACAGGGCGTACGTGCCTGACGATACGAGGCACGCTGATGAGGAGATTGCGATGGGCATACGCCTGACGATGGAGTACTTCGCGGACACGTGGAGTGACAGCGAGTCGACGACCCGCACGGCCAAGCACACGATCAAGGCTGGCGAGGTGACGTACCTGCACAAGGTGGTCGCGCACTACGCATGGGACAGCATGAACTACTGCGTCCTGAGCATAGGCGACAAGGTCGACAGCTACTGGGTGCGTGACGGTGAGTCACGTGAATGGAAATGGACGGGAGATGCTGATGTTTAGCACCGATCAGGCACGCATACAAGCGTGGTGTAAGAACCCCGACAAGTTCCTGCGAGTGGGCACGATGGTGCTGCTCTCGATCCGCATGCAGTGGGTCGGAGTGGGCAATCAGATGGCCGACGTGCAGGTACACGGGAGCAAGTCGAAGTGCCTGTGGGGTTTCAAGCAGGCGGGCTACGTGTACCTGCGAGACAATCGCAAGGCACTGTATGCTGCGACACGGGACGCACGGGCAGGACGACTCAGCACTGCTGACCTGATGCGTGAGTTCCTGAAGGTGCCGGGACTGGGGCTGCCGAAAGCAGGCTTCCTCGTGCAGCTACTGACGGGCAAGTCAGGCTGCCTCGACATGCACAACGTCGAGCGGTTCGGGCTGGACGTGGGCGTCTGGAGTGTGCGGACGTACAAGGACACGGCCAAGCAGATGCGTGAGATCGACGACAAGATCGCGGTCTACCTCGCACTGATCGAGGCATGTGGCGGGAGTGAGAAATTGTGGGACGACTGGTGCGAGCATGTGAATGACCGAGTCGGTACCTTTGAGGGTGGCGAGGACGTATCACGCAGGCACTACATCTATCTGTTGGACATACCGGGAGAGCAAGCATGAACATCGTGAAAGTACAGGTAACACAAGAGGACTACGAGCTGGGTCACTACGGTGAGCTGGAGTGCGAGCCGAAGTCCATCAAGGTGACAGTCATACGCCTGATGCGTGCCGTCACCAAGCAGGGACTCGGGGACCTCAAGCGTGACAGTGAAGCACGCTTCGGTGACTCGAAGGGTAACATCACGGGACGGGTCACGCTGACCGTCATCGCAGACGACGCGGCACTCGGTCGGCTGTACAAACTGATTCACTGGTACCAGAATGATTGGGAACACGCACCTGACGTGCGGGTACTGAGCATCGAGGACCTTGGCGATTCAATCGTAGGAGTAGTAGCATGAGGATCACAAAGACAACACACATCAACCGCGCAACGGGGCAGGTCGCTGGGTACTACGGCGAGAACAAAGGCTGGCTGCCGATGGGTGTCCTGCAACCTGAGATCACCAACCATATACCCGAGCAACCCAAGAGCAAGTGGGTACGGGTACTCGAAGAACGTAACGCAATCGCACGAGGAGAAAAAGCATGAGCAACTACGACGACGTGACCAACAAGATGGGCGACCTTGAGTACGCAATCAACGACCTCGGCAGCACCACGCTTGAGGATGTGAACGACAAGATCAACGAGATCGGCAGCATGTTCGGGGACCTCGAACGTGAGGTGAACTACCTCGACGATGACTTCCGTGAGCTTGAGGACTACCGCGAGCTGGGTGAGATCAGTGAGGTGCAGGAGATGTGCGAGCAGGCCGAGGCTAAGGACCCGGACGAGCTGGCCAAGCTGAAGGAAGCACACGAGAACCAGAGGCTCGTGATCCACGCACTGCTGGCCAAGCTGCGCGAGGTGCAGGGTGCAGTGACCGAGGACGAAATCATGCGGGTCATCACGACTGCGGGGAAGGTGTGACATGATGGAGTGTCCCAACTGTGGAGAAATCTCCCTGCCTGATTCAGGTGGGGAGTGCGAGGAGTGTGGGATTCCCACAATCTTCGGGGTGCTTGATGTTATCAACAATATCAGGGAGTTAGCAGCATATCTTGGCGTTGATCCAGTGAGCTTCGAGAACTTCGAGGATGGTGGACTGGCCCGACGCATCGAGCGTGTCGTGTACAGGTACACCGATTGCGGGTGCTGTTTCGACAGCGACGAGGATGGTGTGGTCGTGGCCGGGTACGCTGAGGGTGCTGACGCTGAGTGTCAGGACTATCGGTTGAACTACCCGTTCACCGGGCGTGAGTGGAACACGGCACTCGCATGTGCTGACGCAGATGGATGCGAGATGTGGCACGAGTGGAACGACGACGACGGCCAGCCTGACGAGGCTCAGGAATGGCATGACTTTGACCCCGACTGTTAGGAGACAGACATGAGTATCGAAGACAAGCAAGCACGACTGGACGAGCTGCGTGACCTGCAAACGGATCACGAGCTGGCACTCGACGCAATCCATAGCGAGATCGAGGACCTTGAGTATGAGATCGAGGAAGCCAACGAGCAGGCATGGCTCGGCTGGAACGAGGACCGCAGGTCGGACGACCATGACCGTGCGGCTGACATGAACGCAACACTGAGAGACATTGGGAGCTGGACATGAACAACACCGACGCACTGCGCAGGGCGAGAGAGATCATCGAGGTCAACCTCAAGGCAGTCCAGACACCAGCACGTGCTGATGTGGGGCAGCTGATCGAAGGGTACCCGCTGATCCATGCAATCGAGGTGCTTGGCAACCTCATCGACACATTCAAGTACGAGGAGATGGACAATGAGTAACGAGAGCGTGAAGGTAGTCCCGAGCTGGTCGGCAATCGTGCCAATGATGCTGCTGTGCATCGAGAACAACGACCTCGAAGCAGGGAGCAGGCGTGACCTGCACGAGGAGTTCAGGCGCATGGCTGAGGCAGCCGACAAGTACAACGAGCTACAGCGGGCCAATCAGGCAGCCGTAGACGTGGTCATGGGATGAGGAAGCCCAAGGTGGGGGACACAGTCCGGTGTCTCCCGTCCGACTACGGTCCCGAGCTGGTGCATATCTGCACGGTGACGGACCTGCTGGACACGCAGTTCACGGCCACCTATGAGGTGCAACGAGGGGACGGGGGGTGGCAGGAGCGCACCCTGTTCAGGTTCTACAAGGACGAGAACTGTACATGGGAACAGCAGAAATAGAGGGGGGGCCAACCCCAGAAGGCCAGATACCAGTAAAGGGTAACTGTAAGTACACTTTAAGTAACTAATAGTTCAACGATAAGGAACTGATAGATGACTGAACGTCAAGAGATGAGAGAATTAACCCAGTTAGATGAAGGTGTTAGAAGGTATCACCGTGAGGTTAGCAAGCAGGGTGCCGGAGAGACTACTGCTGGACTGGGTCTTGTGTATGTAGGGATGAAGGCGTTGATCCCTGCTATCGAAGGGAACATTGCCCGCCTTGAGGAGGGAGGCAACGGCAACCTGCCATCGCAGGTACCACTGGCCTATCAGTACATGGTAGGCATGAAGGCAGATGCCATCGCATACATCGCAAGCAAGGTGGTGGTGTCGGCATCCGTGAACCGGGGCAAGCTGACCCGTACCGCAATGCAGATTGCGAACCTGATCGAGGAGGACTACAGGTTCGAGGAACTGGAGCAGGCTGAACCTGCACTGGCCAACAGCATGTCCCGCAAGGCACAGAAGTGGAGCAGTAGCGGGGCACGTCGTCGCATCATGCGCAAGGCAGCACAGGTAGCAGGTGTGGCCACGATGGGCTGGAGTGAGGGTGAAAAATTGAAGCTGGGTGTCAAGCTGGTCGAGTTGTACATCGAGACAACGGGGCTGGCGCAGCTGGTCGAGACACAAGAGGGCAAGATGACCTTCAAGTTGATCGAGATGACTGAGCTGGCAGCCGAGCGTCTGGCCTCACGACACGCAAGCCTTGAAGGTGAGCGTCCAGTGAACAAGCCGATGATCGCGCCGCCTAAGCCTTGGACTTCTCCCATCTCGGGAGGATACCTGACACCACGCATGAAGACTGACTTGGTGCGTGGCGTAGGGCAGGCCACACGTGACGAGGTGTTCAGCTGTGACATGCCCGAGGTGTACCGTGCCGTGAACAGGGTGCAGTCGACACCGTGGCGCATCAATACTGGTGTGCTTGATGTCATGCAGTCAGTGTACGACGAGGGTGGTACTCTCGGTGGCCTGCCACAGGCTGACGACTTGGCACTGCCCGAGCGGCCTGAGTCTATCGACCGCAAGTGCAGTCCCGATGACATGCCGGAGGACATGCGTGCCACGTTCAACGAGTGGAAGCAGGCGGCACGGCAGGTGCATGAGTTCAACGGTCAGCTTAAGAGCAAGCGACTGGCACTCATCACCAAGCTGAACATGGCACAGGACGTGCGAGATGAGGAAGCTATCTGGTTCCCGCACTCGCTGGACTTCCGTGGTCGGGTGTACTCCATGACGACCGAGCTGTCACCGCAGGGTGATGACATTGCCAAGAGCCTGATTGAATTCGGCAACGGCAAGGCACTCGGTGAGACTGGTGGGTACTGGCTGGCAGTGCAGATCGCCAACCTGTTCGGTGTCGACAAGGTATCGTTCGATGACCGGGTGGAGTGGACGATCACGCAGTCGGACAAGCTACTCGACAGCGCACTCAACCCGCTCGATGGCGACAGGTTCTGGGCCAAGGCTGACGACCCGTGGTGTGCGCTGGCCGCATGCTTCGAGTGGGCTGGCTTCCAGATCGAGGGTGATGACTACGTGTCTCACCTGCCCATCGCAATGGACGGGTCATGCTCTGGCATCCAGCACTTCAGCGCCATGCTGCGTGACAGTGAGGGTGGACGTGCTGTCAACCTGACCAAGCTCGACCAACCCTCGGACATCTACACCGAGGTGCTGGGTGTGGTGCAGGATATGCTGGCAGAAAATTCTGACCCGCTTGCTAAGGTGTGGATGGACAAGGTGGATCGCAAGATCGTCAAGCGTCCGTGCATGACCTTCGCATACTCGGTGACGAGTGTCGGGATCAGGGATCAGATCGCCAGTGAGATGCGCAAGCAGACTGACGGTCAGTACCTGCCGGGGCATGAGAACTGGGCAGCTGCCTTGTTCCTCGCACCCATCGTCGAGGCTGCCATCAGGCAGGTCGTCAAGCGTGCGGCTGAGGCAATGGACTGGCTCAAGCTGGTGGCCAAGGCACTCACCGCCGAGGAGATACCGACCTCGTGGGTCACACCACTCGGGTTCCCTGTGGTACAGCCGTACCGCAAGGCGAAGGGTCAGCTGTTCAAGGTCTGGTTCCAAGGCCAGCGCATCAGGCTGACGCTGAGGGTGGAGAGCAGGACCATCGACGGACGCAAGCAAGCGTCGAGTGTGGCTCCCAACTTCGTACACTCACTGGATGCTACCCATCTGATGATGGTGGTGAACAGGTTGTACGACGAGGGCATCACACCTAACACGGCCATGATCCATGACTCGTTCGGAGTCCATGCCTGTGACGTGGATGAGCTGCACTACGTGATACGTGATGAGTTCATCAAGCTGTACTCGGAGGACATCCTCACCCGTACGTACCAGTCGACACTGCTGGCACTGCCGGGTGACAAGTGGCCTGACCTACCCACACCGCCAGACGCAGGCGACCTTGACCTTGAGGAGGTGCGTGATGCCGACTTCTTCTTCGCCTAAGCGACCACTGGTACCGACGTACCGCATCGAGCGGGAGCTGATAGCGGAACACAACGACAAGCTGCGACGTGCAGCACAACTGTGGCCGGGGCAGCCCATCTGTCCCGACTGCTACTCACCATGCCAAGGGGTATGTGATGCAAACAAATGAACAGATCGAATACATGCTGGCACTGCTGGCACAAATAGCTGAAGCGCAGAAGGCGAGCGCCGCAGCACTGGAAGAAATTGCAATCAACACGAGGGAACTGACATGAAGAACCAAACGATGAACACCAAGAACACGTACACCACCGACAACTTCGCCAAGATCAAGGGCGAGGACGGCAAGGTCGAGGTCAAGCGTTGGGTACAGGAGCGTGCTGTGTCCGCTACCCTCACCACGCACGAGGGGGGTGTCTTCTACAAGGGGGCACGCATCGCATGAAGAAGTGGCAGGTATATGCGTGGGTTGCATCAGGCGCAGGGTGGTGGGCCATCGCGCTCACCGCCGGAGGCACGGAGGTTGGCGTGATCTCGGGGCTGGTAGGGATACTGTGCCTCGGGATGGGAGCCATCTGGAATGAGTTCGTCGACTGAAGGACTCACGTGGCTACAGGTGTACAACGCATGCACCGCACGGATGCAGGAGGGCACGTGGCAGCCCCATGCACCATTCGATTTGAAGGGGGGGCCAACCCCAGAACAGAGGAAACCAAATGAACAGAGACAGACTGATAGGTATGGCGGCGACACACCCGAGCGCAATGCGAGAGGCAATGTATCAGGTGATTAGCCGTACGCAGGACAGACCCGAGGTGCAGGTGCAAGCCATTGCGATGGCACTCGTAGCTACATGCGAGGCACTGGACATCGACATCAAGGACCTGCTCAACACCGTGGAGATAATGAAGAACGACCTCGATGGTAACTTCACGTCCACATTCAGTGCGCTACGAGCGTACGCACAAGCGGAAATCGGAGGGAGATTATGATGACCGTCTTTGAAGTAGCACGACACGAGTACGCCGAGATGGGAACGATCTCATCCGACACTTACATGGCCCTCAACAACGAGGGATACGACGCTGACATTGTGTTGGCACAACTGGCAGGAGAACTTGACAATGGCTAAACGTAGCTACCCCAAAATCACCACACCTCGTGGTGTCCTTGTGTACCCACACTTGGTTGAACCTGACACGAAGTTCGTAAAGCCAGACGGCGAGTACCACACGAAGTTCGCATTGCAGGCAGACAGTGAGGAAGCAGCAGTCCTCACCAACAGGCTCGATGAGATCATGGAAGCATACATCGAGGAGAACCCGGACGAGTTGAACGCAGCCAAGCTGAAGAAGGCACTGCGTGCTGACCTGTACGAGGAGGAAGTGGATGACGAGGGCGAGGAGACTGGCCGCATCATCTTCAAGTTCAAGCTGAAGGCGAAGGTCACGACGAAGAACAAGTCGTGGGATCAGAAACCTCGGCTGTTCGACGGCAACGCGCAGCCTGTAACGGGCGACGTGAACCCGTGGACTGGGACGGAGGCGAAGATCAGCGCCGAGGTGTTCCCCTACTACATGGAGACTACGAAGTCGTTCGGTCTGTCACTCAGGTGTCAGGCAGTACAGATTCTGAAGCTCGTGCAGGGTGGTGGTGCATCAGCTGATGACTTCGGGTTCGGTGCGGAGGAGGATGCGTTCGTATCTGAGGCCAGTGCTGAAGGGTTCACGCCTGAGTCGGATGAGGATGGCGAAGAATTCTAACGTGACGTGGAGGGGTAAGCAGTCTTTCGAGATTGTCTTACCCTTCCCACCCACACCTGCCTCACGACCACGTGTCACCAAGTGGGGTGCGTACTACGGCAAGACATACAAGGCGTACCGTGAACTCGCGGAACAGGCAATACCCGAGTCACGTCAGCCCGTGCTAACAGGCGCACTCAAGGCCACGATTGAATTCGTGTGCAACAAACCGAAGACAACCAAACGTACAGTGCCATTGGGCGACATCGACAACCACTGCAAGGCAGTACTCGATGCGATCACCGGGAAGAAACCACACTTCAAGATGTACTGGGTGGATGACGACCAGATCACTGAGCTGTACGCCCTGAAACGCTGGCCCTCACCGGGCGAGCAACCACATACAAGGATTAGAGTTGAAACAATATGAACTGGAAGAAGCTGAAGGCAGTGGAGTACATCGTGATCCATTGTTCAGCAACGAAGGAAGACCAGAACTTCACAGTCGAGGACATACGGAGGTGGCACAGGCAGAAAGGATGGATGGATGTCGGCTACCACTTTGTGATAACTCGGGACGGGGAAGTACAGAAGGGTCGACCTCACGATGTACCCGGCGCACACGTGCGTGGTTTCAACCACATCAGCCTCGGCATCTGCATGGTTGGTGGGGTGGAATCTAACGGGAAGACACCCGAGAGTAACTACACTGCCTTTCAATGGAAGGCACTCGAATCATTGGTCAAGGACCTGCGCAACCTATACCCGGACGCTACTGTGCTGGGACACAGGGACATGCCCAATGTGAACAAGGCGTGCCCATCATTCGATGTTCTGGAATGGTGGAGCAAAGTGGGGGGCCAACCCCAGAACTGATGAAACATTTCTTGAGGAGAGAAACATGAACACAGCAAGACAACTGAAAGCACTGGACCTGTACGCTGAGTACGCAATCCTTCGGGACTACCTGCTCACGCAGACACGGTACGTGACACAGTCCGAGATCACTCACGCGACTGGCCTGTCAGGTGTGAAGACCCGACAGATTTGTAACGCTTACCCGTGCCTCGCTATTGGTACGACCGAGGGTTACAAGCTGGCACGCTACGCCTCGAAGGCAGAGGTACAGCATGCCGCATCAACCCTGATGAACCGCAGCATCAAGATGTTGCAACGTGCGCAAGCACTGTCCGGGTTGCTGGCGCGATGAGGTCGGCGTTCTTGGGTGCTGTATTGGCTAACCCCACGCACCCACTCGTCCCCGCAATCAAGCGGGCCATGAAGCAGAAGCAGAAAGCATACGGTGGATGGACCACCAACGCGAGAGGAGTGTCACGTGGGAAACGCAGTCGCTAAAGAACCTTGCCCTAAGTGCAGGGAGAACGGTGGTGACGACAGCGGGGACAACCTCGCACGTTACGACGACGGAGGAGCGTACTGCTTTGCGTGTGGACACACGGAGCATGCGGAGGGTAGCACACCAGCTGCCCCTCGCAGTGCCCCGTCCAAGGCAAAGAGTCTGGTCGAGTTCGAGATCAGGCCGCTACTCAAACGCAAGATCAACGAGGAGACATGCAAGCATTTCAAGTACGGCATTGGCGAGGTCAAGGGCGTACCAGTACACGTCGCGAACTACTGCGACAGCAACGGCAAGGTCGTAGCGCAGAAGATACGCGATGCGAAGAAGAACTTCATGTTCGCAGGTGAGCCGAAGAAGGCCGAGCTATTCGGTCAGCATCTCTGGCGTGACGGTGGCCGCATGGTCGTCATCACGGAGGGAGAGATCGACGCACTCACAGTGAGCATGTTGCAGAACAACAAGTGGCCTGTGGTCAGCGTGCCCAACGGTGCGCAGGGTGCGGCCAAGAGTGTAGCGAAGGCAAGCGAGTGGTTGGAATCGTTCGACAAGGTCATCTTCATGTTCGACATGGATGAGCCGGGTCGTACAGCTGCGAGCGAGTGTGCTGCCATGCTGTCACCGGGCAAGGCATTCATTGCCAGCCTGCCACTGAAGGATGCGAACGAGTGCATGCTACAGGGCAAGGGCAAGGATGTGATTGATGCCATGTGGAACGCGAAGGCGTACCGACCGGATGGTGTCATCGACATCAGCGACGTGACTGACAAGGCATGTCAGGACATAGAGGTTGGCAGACCGTGGCCTTGGGCTTCCCTGACTGAGCGTACGTATGGCCGCCGCATCGGTGAGCTGTATGGGTTCGGTGGAGGCACAGGCTGCGGTAAGTCGACGGTGTTCAAGCAGATCGCGAAGCACATCATCGAGACAGAGAACCTGCCCGTTGGACTCATCATGCTTGAAGAACCACCGAGCATGACGGCGAAGACGATAGCAGGCATGATGATGGGCAAGCGTGTGCATGTGCCCAACGTGGAGTACGACAGGCAGGAGCTGCGAGATACCTTGGAGGCATTGGGTGGACGTGTGTTCTTGTACGATCACTTCGGCTCGATGTCGTTCGATGTCATCAAGCAGAAGATCAGGTACATGGTACGTGCGCTGGGTGTGAAGGACATCTTCCTTGACCACCTGACTGCACTGGCCGCAGCTATCGACACGGATGAACGCAAGGCTATCGACGCAATCATGGCCGAGCTGTCCTCCCTGTGTCAGGAGCTGGAGTGTACCATCTACTACGTGTCGCACCTGACCACACCCGAGGGCAAGGCGCACGAGGAAGGCGGGCGTGTCTTGGAGAAACAGTTCCGAGGCTCACGTTCCATTGCCTACTGGTCGCACTTCCTGTTCGGGATCGAGAGGGACAAGCAAGATGAAGAAGGAGTTACAGTGTTCCGTGTGCTTAAGGACCGTTACACAGGTGACGCAGCGGGGTTGCGGTTTGGACTACGGTACGACACCGCAACGGGGGTGCTTGAAGAATGTCCGATACCTGAAGGCAAGTCAGGCAAAGCACACGGATTCAAAGTGGAATTGGATGGAGAGTATTGATGAACGAGACAGTGATTAAGATACTGCAAGAGAAGATCGAGGCGAAGCAGGTCAGCCTCGCGTACCACCAACAGGAGGCGAAGGACTACCGTGCGATGGTACGTACCGAGAACTCGCAGGTCAAGCGGTTGAAGCAAGAGATTGCTGACATGCAGGAGGTACTCGACGATGCTGCCGACTGATGCACGTGCCCGCAAGAACGTGCCCATCTACAGCGGCGTACTCAGGTACTTTCCTGATGCGCTGGCTGAGGTGGCAGCATGTAGCAAGAAGGGCAACGACCAACACAACCCCGGCGCACCTCTGCACTGGGATCGTGGCAAGTCAGGCGACGAGCTTGATGCGCTCACCCGGCACCTCATGGAGGCAGGTACCGTGGACACGGATGGTATCAGGCACAGCGCGAAGGTTGCGTGGCGTGCGCTGGCCAACCTTCAGAAGGAGATCGAACGTGCAGACGAGGACACAGTCAGCGATTGAAGCAGCTGCTAATGCGTTCCTCGGATGGGGTATAAGTGTGGTGATTGGACAGCTCGTGATCTACCCGGCCTACGGGTACGAGGTCACGATCATGGACAACTTCGGGATGACTGCTGCTTTCGTGGCAGTCTCCTACACCCGCTCATACATCTTCCGGCGTACGTTTTCGTGGCTCAACAACAGGAGAAAGTAAGTGAGAGTATTCGACATTGAGTCAGACGGACTCTTGCAGGGACAGACTGATGCCGACCAAGTCATCACGAAGTTACACTGCATCAACGGAATAGACCGCCGCACAGGTCGCGAGTTACGATTCACAGACCACCCGTTCTATCAGGACCTGAACGGTAACTACACGACCACCCCCACACCACGTGACGGTGACATCGAGGCTGCCCTTGAGTGGCTGCGAGGTGACGGGACAGGTGGACACAACATCATCGGGTATGACATCCCGGCCATCACGTACCTGTACCCAGATGCAGGGCTGAACCCCATCGGCTTCGACAGTCAGGTGCTGGGTAAGCTGGCCGTGCCCAACCTGAAGGACCACGACTTCGCCAACATACGTAAGGGCAAGTTCGAGAAGTCATTCAGAGCTGGGGCTAACACGCTCAAGTCGTGGGGCATACGGGTAGGCCGACATCAGAAGGCAGACTTCGACCCGAAGAACTACGGACACACATGGAAGACGATGCCGTTCACACAGGAGATGGATGAGTACTGCATGGATGACGTGCGTACCAACGTGGACGTGATCGAGTTCCAAGAGAAGAAGCTGGTCGACTGCCCGGTGGCAGTTGAGCTTGAGCTTCACACTGCCGAGATCATCAAGTGGCAGGAGAGGGTTGGCATACGGTTCGACTCATCAGCCGCCGAGGAACTGGCTCGCTCGCTGTACTCCAAGCAGCACGAGCTGGAACTTAAGGCACGCGAGAGTTTCGCTCCCTTCTACAAGAAGGATGGCAAGCGCAAGAACCCGGCCAACCCTTTCCGGCGCTTCAAGGCAGACCCACGAGGCACGACCATACACAAGGGCAAGCTCGGGTGGTGGTGTCATACATCAGGTGAGCATCAGCCCATCGTGATGGTCGAGTTCAACCCCGGCTCACGTGTGCAGATCGAGAACCGACTGCGCTGGAAGTACGACTGGGAGCCTACCGAGCTGACCAAAGAGGGACGCGCCAAGATTGACGAGGAGACACTCGGCTCGATCCCATTCCCCGAGACACAAACGATCTCGGAATTTATGACAGTCCAGAAGCGGCTGTCTCAACTGGCCGAGGGCGCACAAGCGTGGCTCAAGGCTGTCAAGAAGGACGGGAGGATATATGGAAGGGTCGATCAACTGGGTACGGGCACGGGACGCATGTCTCACTTCGGCCCTAACCTTGCTCAAGTACCTCAGTCTCGCAAGCCTTACGGTGCTGAGTGCAGGTCTTTGTTTGTTGCTGATCCCGATAGGGTTATCGTTGGTTGTGATGCGGACGCTCTTGAGCTACGTATCCTCGCTCACTTCCTCGCCAAGTTCGACGGAGGCGCTTACGTGGCTACTGTCTTGGACGGGTGTAAGGAGGACGGTACAGATATGCACTCGCGCAACCGCGATGCAGTTGGGCTGGTTGAACGAGACACTGCGAAGACGTGGTTCTATGCGTTCATCTACGGGGCGGCAGACTTCAAGCTCGGCACCGTCGTCATGTCCGAATGGGATGCCGACAAGCTCGCCAAGTTCTACAAGGCGTTCCCACCCGGACAGCGCCGTCGTTCTAAGATCACGGCTATTGGCCGTCGATCACGTGCAAGGCTTATGTCCTCCCTCCCTGCATTCAAGCGACTTGTCGAGACAGTCCACGGTGCAGCAGAGCGAGGGTTCCTACATGGACTCGACCGCAGGCAGGTGCCTGTGCGGGCCAAGCACTCAGCCCTCAACTTCCTGTGCCAAGGAGCAGGGGCGCTCGTGATGAAGCGGGCACTGGTTGTGATGTTCAAGAAATTCAGAGAGGAGAGGAAGGATGTGCGTCCACTACTTAACGTACACGATGAGGTGCAACTTGATTGCACGAAGGAGGAAGCAGGAGATGTTGGACGGATTGCAGCACAGGCTATCACCGAAGCAGGAGAATACTTCGGACTCAGGTGCCCGCTTGCAGGAGACTATCAGGTCGGAGCAACTTGGAACGAAACCCATTAGGTATCAGGGGATCGGCGGGATGCAGACCAAGGACCCGGTCGAGAGACGTGAGTACTACACGTGGAACAACGCGATCAAGCGTCTCTCATACGGTATCGCAGGGAGCAGGAAGGCATACGATGCGCTCAACAAACAGGACCGCATTGATGTACGGACGGTGGCCAAGCAGCTGCACGAGCTGGGCAAGGACATACCCACGGCTGTCGAAGCAGAGAAGACCAACAAGCAGGGGTTCGTGTACGTCATCACCAACAAGTCGGCGTTCCCCGGATTCGTGAAGATAGGCCGAGCGTTCAACCCGGAGTCACGGCTCAGGGGGTACCAGACAGGGTGCCCCTTCCGTGGCTACAGGCTGGAGTATGCGGTGTACTTCCACGACTGCCACACGGCAGAGCTTGAGATACACGCACGACTTGATCGCTTACGCATGCGCGGCGAGTGGTTCAAGGTTACGAGTGACGAAGCAAGTCACGAAATCAATCAACTCAGAGAGGTCCTATAATGTGGGCGAAAATCATAGCAACACTCACGGGTCAGACCGTCGAGGCTGTGCTGAACTATCAGACAGCGAAGCGTACCCTGAAAGCGAACATCGAACTGGAACGACTGAAGGGCAAGGCCGAGTACGAGAGGGCCAAGAGCCAGCGGGCCAGCGAGAGCGAGGGGTACGACCACCAGTGGGAGATGGAGAGCATCAAGAACTCGGGATGGAAAGACGAGTGGGTGCTGGTCGTATTGTCTATCCCAATGGTTCTGTCCTTTATTCCGGCCACTGTCGGGTACGTGCAGCAGGGATTTGTTGTGCTGGAGTCAACCCCAGTATGGTACCGTGTCGTAGTTGCGAGTGTCTATCTCGCCACTTTCGGCCTGAGACTATGGCGACGTGATGTGAACAAGGGCACCAACGTCATCGAGGAGATCAAATGAACAAGACAATCCTGCTTGACGCTGACATCGTGGCGTACAAGGTAGCCTGCATCAACCAAAAGGACTATGACTTCGGGGACACGGGTTCTGCTCGTGTCCTTGAGCATGACAAGTGCCTTGCCCAGACCGAGGAGTTGATCGCTGAGTACTGCGAGAGGACTGGCGCTTCACGTGCCGTGGTCTGCCTGTCTGACCCGAAGGATAACTTCAGGAAGGAACTGGATGCTACCTACAAGGCCAACCGCAAGGGTGTGGAGAAACCTGAGATGCTACAGTGGGTGAAGGAGTACCTTGCCCGTGAGTATCCCACCTTCATCCGGCCCCGGCTGGAAGCTGACGACTGCATGGGCATACTGGCCCTGCGCCCGAGCCTCTTGGGTAGTCGATATGCTGGCGACGAGGTCATCATGGTGTCCGAGGACAAGGACATGCGGACGGTACCGGGCAAGCTGTACAACCCCAACCACCCGGACCTCAAGGTCATCGACATCAGCGTCGAGGATGCCAACAGGTTCCACATGTACCAGACTATCTGCGGCGACCCGACTGACGGGTACCCCGGAGTCAAGGGGATCGGCCCCAAGTCTGACTTCGTGACCTACCTCATGGAGGACGCAGAGCCTGATGAGTTCTGGGATGTCGTACTCGAAGCCTATGCCTCCAAGGGGCAGGACGAGGACGACGCTATCCTTCAGGCACGGCTGGCTCACATCCTGTGGGACACCAGCTACAACTTTAAGACCAAGAAGATACGCCTATGGCAGCCGTTCTGGCTCGCCTAAAGACCTTCACGCTCCCTCTCTAAGTCATTGATTTAGAGGGGGGGCCACCCCCAGAAGGCACGCCCCCTCTAACTGAACACCCCCCGGAGAACGCGAATGCGTGCAATACCTACAGATTCTGAGTCCCTCCTTATCCAGCTGGAAGAACAATACCCCCCTCGTTGCCGTCGTCCTGATGAATCAGAGCGCGATCACGAGAGGTACGCTGGCAAGGTGGACCTCATCACCGAGATACGCTCCCGACTGGACCGTATGCCATCCACCTCATATTAGGAGACTCGAATGTGCAAAGCACCTAAGCCTCCGAAACCGAAGGACCCCAAGAAACCTCAGTTCCTGCGCAACAGGTACCTCGATGAGTTCATTGGCGGTCGAGGCATAGACTCAATCCGCACTGGACGCTCGTCCCTGCGTATCCCAATGGGTTCAGCCGCAGCGGCTGGTGGTCGTGACATAGGTGAGAGCCTTGTCGACAACGAACCAGCACCCGGCCCCCGTGACGATGTGATGCCAGACCCCAGCACCCCCCGTGGTGGCCGTGGTCGCCGTCGTCGCAACATTCAAGAGAGATAAGGACACATCATGGCTACTGCTAAGGAACGGTTCACTACCCTGAACTCAAAGCGTGACCAAGTACTGCAACGTGGTCGTGATTGTGCGGACATCACCATCCCGGCACTCATGCCGCCCGAAGGTGCAGACGAGAACACGTCACTGTCCACCCCATACCAGAGCCTCGGCTCACGTGGTGTGAACAACCTCACGTCCAAGCTCAGGCTCGCCCTGTTCCCACCCGGCAACCCTTTCTTCCGGTTCCAGATTGACCCGGAGACACTGGCGCTGATAGGTGGTGACGACCCCGAGGCTGCGGAAGCTATCGAAGCTGCCATGCAGCAGCTTGAGAACGACGCGCTTGCCCTGCTTGAAGGCGGCACCGACTCGGTGATCCTTCATTCAGCTATCAAACAACTCGTGGTAACAGGCAACGTCCTGCTCCACATGCCGAAGACCGAGGAGTCTCGCATCTTCAGGCTACAGAACTACGTTGTGGTACGTGACGCATCAGGCAACTGGTTCGAGATCGTAACACAAGAGAAAGTCTCGAAGTACACACTGCCTGACGACGCAAAGGGATTGCTCGTGGAAGCAGATGACGATGGCGACGAGGATGTCACCATCTACACACACGTCCGCAAGGAAGGCAACAAGGCTGTGTGGTACCAAGAGATTGACGAGAAGGAAGTCCCCGGCTCTCAGGGCCGTACGTCCTACGACAACTCCCCGTTCATCCCGCTCAGGTGGGCTGCGCTGGAGAACGAGAACTATGGTCGTGGTCACTGCGAGGAATACCTCGGTGATCTGCGCTCACTCGAAGACCTGTCGAAGGACCTCGTGTCTTTCTCAGCTGCTGCCGCCAAGGTTATCTTCCTTGACCGCCCCAACTCCACGACTGACCTCGAAGCACTGCAAGATGCAGAGTCGGGTGAGTTTGTTGAGGGCAACATCGAGGACATAGGCGTACTTCAGCTGAATAAGTTCCACGATTTCCAAGTCGCAAAATCACAGATAGACGATCTATCACTCAGACTGTCCCATGCCTTCCTGCTTACCACGGGCACCGTCCGTAACGCGGAACGTGTGACCGCCGAAGAAATTCGGATGCAGGCACAGGAACTCGAAGATGTACTGGGTGGTGTCTACACCGTCCTTGCTGCTGAACTACAACATAAGGTGGTTCGCAGGCTCATCGAGCGCCTGAAGTCTCAGGGACGGTTCCCTACCCTGCCGTCAGGTGCAGTGTCTCCGGTCATCGTGACTGGATTCGAGGCACTCGGGCGTGGGCACGAACTGAACAAGCTACGTCAGTACTTTGCTGACGGTGTTGGCATGTTTGGTGAGGCGTTCATGGCTGAGTTTGACCCAGCAGCAGTAGCAGACAGATTGTCCACCCATCACAACGTCGATGTTCAAGCACTTCGCAAGACCGACGAGATGAAAGAGGCCGAAACACAGCAGCAACAGACAGCTATGGTAGCTGACAAGACGCTGGCCCCTGTAGCCGGAGCAATGGCTAAGGGCATGGTCGAATAAACCACAACGAGGAGAGTAAAATGTCAGAAGGCACCAAACGCGAGTACCGCATCTCATCTGAAGATGCCGCTCGCCCGAAAGCGGACCTCAATTCTGAGCCGCACTACTTTGCACAGGGCCTCAAGCCCAAGGCACGCCACGCAGTAGGCACCGAGTACGTCGACAACAAGAACGGGTCGTTCACCAAGAACGTCACGTACAATGACGGCGTAGTTACGCGCACCTCCGTCCACCCGGACAACGAGGACTGCAAATTGGCAATGAAAGCCCAAGCTGCAAGCAAGACCCGTACCCCAACGAAGCCTAAAAGCTCGAAGGAGTAACCTATGACTGACTCAATCATCCCGAATGGTGGTGGTGTTCCGTCTGATGGTTCACCTGAAGGCCACAATGAGGCAATGCTGAAGATGTCGGAACCTGAAGGCGCGGCCCCCGCTGCGGAACCTGAAGGCGGCGTACCAGCACGGCCCGAGAATGTGCCAGAGAAATTCTGGGACGCTGCGAAGGGTGCTGTCAACACTGAGGCACTGCTCAAGGCACAGGCTGACGCTGAGGCTGCGCTCCGTCGCGCACAGAATGGCGAGCCGGAAGTTGCACCTGAAGCTGAACCTGAAGTTGCACCTGAAGCACAGGTCAACGTCGTTGAGAATGCGTCCACCGAGTTTGCCGAGAAGGGTGAACTGTCGGATGGCACGTTTGCGGCGCTTGAGAAGGTCGGCTTATCCCGTGACATGGTCAATGAGTACATCGCTGGACAGACTGCAATCGTTACGCAGCTGGACAACGCAGCGTTCGAGCCGTTCCAAGGCGAAGACGGGTACAAAGAGGCTATTAACTGGGCAGCTGACAACCTGACCGACGAGGAGAAGCAGGCACTGAACGTGCAGCTCACCTCGAATCAGGCTGGCATCGTATCACAGGGTGCAAAAGCTCTGGCAAAAATCTACGCCGAGAACATCGACGTGGAACCCAGTACAATTCGCGGTAACTCTAACGGGTCCACCGCAGGCGGCGTGTACCAATCCTCTCGTGAAATGATGAAGGATATGGCATCGTCGAAATACAAGACCGACTCGGCGTTTCGCCGGGAAGTGCAGGAGAAACTGGCACGGTCTGATATATGATCCCTCCGTCCGTGTGTCCTCTCCTCCACACAGACAACAAGTCCTCGGCCCGCAACGGGTCGGGGCACCTCATTCCACCGCAGGTTGGCCAACTTGCGGTATAACCACCCCGCTTTAAGCTACGTCGAAGACTCCGGTGCTGTCGGACAATCTGCGTACCGTTAGCCATGAAGCGATTCACCCTCCCTTACACCCCCCATTAAAGGAATTCTCCTAATGGCTAACGCAACACCTTCACGTCTCGGTCAAGTCCGAGGCGCAGGCGACACTCGCGCCATGTTTGAGAAGGTCTTTGCTGGTGAGGTTCTGACCGCGTTCGAGACGAACACGATTCTGAAACCTTTGACCGAGCATAAGACCATCGCAAGCGGCAAGAGTGCCAGCTTCCCGGCTATCTATAAAGCCTCTGCTGCCTACCACACGGCAGGCACCGAGCTTACGGGTACCGCCATCCAGCACAACGAAGTCACCATCTCGGTTGACGACCAGTTGATCGCTGATACCTTCATCGCCAACATTGATGAAGCTATGAACCACTACGACGTACGCTCTCCGTACTCGCAGGAGCTGGGCCTTGCCCTCGCCCTGTTCTACGACAAGAACGTCGCTCGTAACATTGCCCGTGCTGCACGTGGCCTCTCCCTGTTTGCTGCCGATACTGGTGGTACGCAGATCACTGATGCTGATTCCAAGACATCTGCAACTTCGCTGGCTGGCTCGATCTGGACCGCGAAGCAGACGATGGAAGAAGCTGATGTTCCTGTCGAAGCTGTACCTGTACAGTGTGTGGTTAAACCTGCACAGTGGTACCTGCTTGCTCAGGAAAGCACTCTCGTCCTGAACCGGGACGTTGATGGCGACGGTTCGTACTCGAAGGGTTCCTTCAGTATGATCGGCGGCGTGAACGTATCGCGTTCTAACGCTCTGCCGTTCGTTGACAGCTCTGCTGACACGAGCATTCCTTCTGCCTACCGTTTGAACATGGCTAACACGTCCGCACTGATCTTCGTATCACGTGCTGCGGCCACTGTTCAGCTTATCGGTATGGCTACCGAGGAAATCTACGATGGTCGTAGGCAGGGTACGTTGATGCTGGGCAAAATGGCCGTTGGTCATGGTCCGCTCATCAACAAGGCTGCGGTTGAGGTCATCACTGCGTAAGTGATGTTCACCCTTTTTGGTTCCCCCTTCGGGGGGAGCCTTAACTTCTACTTAGGAAACCATTATGGCTTACCCAGTTGATACAGTCCTTGAGACTGCAATCGCCGGAGTCGAATTGGCTCTGACGCAGGACATGACTATTGTCGGTCTGCGCGAGACGATTGGCAAGTGGCGCGAAGTTCTGGCTTTCATTGAGCTGGATCATGGTTCGACCGCAGGTTACGGTGCTTTGACGCAGCGTGATTGGACGGCTGATGACCTGTTCACAGGTCCGAACGACTAAACTATCCCCGGAGCAGACCGCAATGTCTGCTCCATTTTTTCATAGGACACTGATATGACTACCCCAACAGTAGCACAAACGAAGCTCGACGCAGTGAACCTCATGCTCGCTTCGATTGGTCAGTCTCCCGTCAACACACTCACTGGCACCCTGCCCAAAGATGTCAACAAAGCAGTAGTGGCTCTGGACAGTGCGTTGCGCGAGGTGCTGACTCAAGGCTGGAGCTTCAACTCCGACCGAGAATACGAGATGACCCCGGACGGCACAGGCCGGATCGCGGTGCCATCGAACGCCGTACAGATAGACCCGTCATACGGGCAGGACTTCGTGCCACGGTACGACAGCAACTCCCCGGCTGGCATGTTCCTGTACGACAGGGAGAAGCAGAGCTTCAATGAGATCACAGGCGACCTGAAGGTTGACATCGTGTGGCTCTACGAGTTCGAGCAGATTCCCCAGCACGCACGCCAGTACGTTGCCACGAAGGCAGCCCGGAAGTTCCAGTCCGGTATCATGGCATCTGCTGTGCTACACCAATTCACCCGCGACGATGAGTCGGAGGCGTACTCTACCTTCAGGCGCACCGAGCAACGACAGAAGCGTTACAACCTGAACGCTAACTCAGTTGCCCTTCATCGGCATCGCAATCCTACCCGGAGATAATCATGGCTGACGCTCTCGTCTCGCGGCACATACCCGCGCTATACAATGGGGTATCCCAACAGAACCCCACCTTGCGCCAACCGTCGCAGGCCGAAGCTCAAGTCAACATGTATGGTACCGTTCAGGATGGGCTGCGTAAGCGTCCACCTTCTCAGCACCTTGCGCAGGTGACGACCGCCGACTGGAGTACGGCGCACGTGCATACCATCAACCGCGACACGTCGGAACGGTACCTCGTGATTGTCACAGACGGGGACCTCAAGGTCTTCGACGCTGACACTGGCGTAGAGAAGACAGTCAACTTCCCGACTGGCAAGGCATACCTGACAATCGTTGGTGGTGGTAACGCCGAGGACTCGTTCTCGCTGGACTCCATCGCTGACTACTCGTTCATCACGAACAAGACGGTTGTCTGTGCAACCAAGACATCTCCGACCACAACCCCCACATTCTACAACAACTGGTACCACCCCGACACTTGGGGCTACCGCCGAGCTGGCCGCTACTACAACCCCAATGGGGCTGGTACGCTCACTGGCACGGTCAACACATGGTCCGACCTCCCGCACCCTGAAGATGCCTCACCGCCCAGCAACGGCGACCTGTACAAGGTTGTCGGCTACGACGAGGACAACTTCGGTGGTTACTACGTACGCCGCTCAGGTGGTGTATGGGTTGAGACTTATGGCCCCGGTGCCAACCTCTCTTATGATGAGGCCACCCTGCCGCACGCCCTCGTACGCGAGAGTGACGGCACGTTCACCTTCACACCGTTCAGCTACACGGCTCGACAGTTTGGTGACGCTAACACAAACCCCCCGGCGACCTTCGACGGACGCACCATCAACGGTGTGTTCTACTGGAAGAACCGTCTGGGATTCATCACCGACGAGAACGTGGTCCTCAGCACAGCTGGCGACTACGGTAACTTCTGGCGTAACACCATGACGACACTGCTTGACAGTGACATTGTGGACGTTGCCCTCGCCACCAACAAGGTGTCGATCCTGAAGTTTGCCGTGCCGTTCAACAATACGATGATGCTGTTTGCGGACCAGAGCCAGTTCTCACTGAGCGTACGTGACGTGCTTACACCCGTGTCTGTCTCCATTGACGAGACTACCGGGTTCGAGATGGACGACACAGTCGCACCCGTACGTGTAGGCAGTGAGGTTTACTTTGTCTCGAAGGCTGGCTCTTGGTCCCGTATTCGCGAGTACTTCGTGAACGATCAGACTATGGCCACCGACGCGGCTGACATCACAGCCCACGTGCCACGGTACGTACCCGGCCAGATCATCGGCATGGCTGGCTCAGACGTTGAGGACGCACTGTTCTTCGTGTCAGGTGCCACTGGGTACAAGAACCGCATCTACGTGTACAAGGTGTTCTGGTCTGGCGATCAGAAGGCTCAGTCAGCATGGAGCTACTGGGAGCTGGACGCATCTGATGTGCTTCTCTCCGTCGACGTGATCGAGGACGAAGTATTTGCTTTGATTAAACGAAGTGACGCTACGTATCTTGAGAAGTTCGATCTGGATGTCAACGCTGAGACTCTCGCCCTCGGGTGGGACATTCTGCTGGACCGTCGCTATGACGTACAGCCGGGTGACATGTCGTACTCGGTGGGTCTGGATGAGACAACGATCACACTGCCGTACGATCTTTCGGCTAACGTGCAGGGCAACTGGAAGGTTATCCTGACAGCTGGCACAGGCGACGTAGGCAGGCTGGTAGATCAGACGACCTACACCTTTGAGGTCGTGGCTGGTAACAACGAGATCAGCGTACCGGGTGACATCACAAGTGGCGCTCCCGTCGTGGGGCTGAACTACGATGGCACCTACCAGTTGAGCGAGCAGTTCGTGTACACGTCCAGTGACGAAGCAGACACAACCGGAAGGTTGAACTTGCGGACACTGACCGTGAACTTCAAGGACTCAGGGTTCTTCCAAGTCGAGGTCTACCCATACGGGACAGACTTTGCGGCTGACGTGGAGGATGTTATCCCTGCTTCACTGGACGCATTCACTGGTCGTACGTTGGGCGAGGCATCGTTGATATTAGGTGATGCTGAGTTCGGCACTGGTACCTACCAGACGTACATCGACGGCAACAGTAGGGACGTTGCTATAACCCTAAAGAACCCGTCTCATCTTCAGTCGAAGTTCACCTCGGCAGAGTGGGAAGGGAAGTTCACAAAGAGAACGAGGAGTATTTAAGATGGAGAGATTCGAGATCAGGCCAGCATCACGGGTACACGCTACCCAGTTGGCACCTCGACTTCGTCCTTGTGATATGCTGGAAATCCACAGAGCCTCTGGCCAAGAACCGCTGGAGGCTCTGTTGGAATCCATACGTGTATCGGACGACGACATGTGCTGGACTGCACTGTGGCAGGGACACCCTGTTGCAATGTTCGGCGCGAACGAACTGAACCCGGACGAACCGGGCGTAGCAGGCGGCATCTGGTTACTGGCCAGTGCTGGCATCTACGAAAACAAACTCGACTTCATGCGGTGCTGCAAGAAATACCTTGCGGTCATGCACGAGAGGTACGAGTTCCTAACAAACTTTATTGATAAGGACAACATCCCCACCCAGATGTGGCTCCCTCGTCTTGGCTTTAAGCCATGCCTTGAGGTTGCCGAGTTCGGGGCCGGGAAGACCCCCTTCATTCAATACCTATCCAAAAGGAATTAGCCCATGTGCGCTCCTCTACTCGCCGCAATCCCGGCACTGTTCACAGGTGGTGCCGCCGCAGCTGGTGGTGCCGCAGCCGCAGGAACTGTAGCTGCTGCTGGCACGACTGCCGCTGTCACCACAGGTATCACAGCAACACAGGTGATGACCGCCATCTCTTTGGTTGGTGCCGCAGCGTCTGTCTATGGACAGCAGCAGACAGCTAAGGCTCAGGCTGAAGCTATCGGAGTACAGGCGAACAACGAGCGCGATGAAGCTAACGCCGCAGCCGAAGAAGAAATTGGTGAGCGCATCAAGGAGTCTCGCGAGAGGCGTGCCCGTGCCCGCGTAGCAGCTGGTGAATCTGGTGCCCTTGGTGCCTCGTTCGCAGCCTCCATCAACCAGTCCATTCAGGATCAGGGCATGGACGCAGCACTCGTAGCCAAGCAGGCTGCGTTCGCACAGCGTGGCATCGACGACCGAGCTAACACTGCACTCGCAGGTATACGCTCACCGTCTGCCCTTGAAGCTGGCTTGCAGATTGCCTCAGCTGGTGTCGAAGGATACCGGGCTGGCAAGGGCATCGACAAGCTCAGGATGGCAGAGACAAAGCGGATACCCCGTGACAACTCCATCCCCATAGGCTCGTCTACGACGGGCACCCTGCCGCAGTACGGAACCGCTAACGCATAAGGAACCATCATGGCTCGCGATACAAGACAACGCAGTACCCGCAAGGACCAGCCCCTCAACGCTGGCCAGCGTCCGGTACAACTACGTGAGAGCCGTAGGTTCCTGACCTCACAGGGCAACGATCAGGCCACACGCCAAGCTCGTGCCCTTCAGCAGGCGTTCGGCGTAGGTGCTGACCTCACGACTGAGATACTCAATCAGCGCAACGAGAAGGGCCGCTCAACGGCTGCCTTCGAGTCAGCTGCTGGTATGTCCCGTGACGCGGAGACTACCAACAAGGGCTACGCTGAGATGTGGGATGAGATCGAAGCCAAGAACGACCTCGCCTTGTTCTCCAAAGAGTTGCCTGAAGTTCTACGTGGCGCTGACTGGGAGAACCTTGGAGAGGATGAAGCTCAGGCTGTGATCGACGGTTACTACTCGGCACAGCTCAAGGGCATCAACCCTCAGTCTGTCTACGGACAGCAGGTAGCCGAAGGCATCTTCGCACAGAACGCACAGCTGCTCGACACTCACCGTAACTTCCAGTTGGAACGTGTACGGCAAGAGCAGAGGGTGATGATCTACAACGAAGCCAAGAACGGCTTAGAGATTGACGGTGTGGTCGACTACGAGAAGATCGGTAAGCGTACCGGACTCGCGTTCGACGGTTCCGAGAAGGTGTCGACCTACTGGGAGATGATCTTCGACCTCGCGATTGATGCGGGTGATGAGTCCATCATTCAGAACGCACCCGAGCGGTTCCCTTCCGGCGACCCGACAGGTATCTCTGATCCCAACATGGCAGAGGACATCAACACGGCCATCTCCAAGGCACGTGCTGTACGTGAAGGTCGTGAGAGCGATGCTGCTACTGCCGCTAAGGCACAGCGAGACGAGATGCGGAAGAACGGCAGGGCACACCTGACCGTCCAGCTGCTCTCCGGCATCGACCCGACAGCCGACACGGTTGACCTCCTGCGTAACGGTATCATCCAAGCAGAGGATGCGACTGCCGCTGTCTCTGCGTGGCGCACGAGCCGCGACGACACAGCACAGCATGGGTTCGACGCTCCACGTGTCAACCAGCTCCAGACGCAGATCGCACTCAACCCATCTCACCCTATGGTGTCCCCGCTGAACCTTCAGCAGGAGTGGGCCAAGGGCGCGTTCGGTCCTCCGCATTCCCCAGAAGCTAAGACGGCATACCGTCAGATGCTTGCTGACTTGGAAGGCTCACAGGATCGCAAGACACGGCTGGCCGCTGACCCGCGCAAGAAGACATGGGTCAACAGGTTCGATGAATCGTTCCCTGTCCCGTCCAACCAGTTCGGCTTCCCGGCACCCGGCCCGATGACTGAGCTACGCGCTGAGTACTCGGCCATGTTCGAGCTTGCCATACTGGAAGCAGGACCTGCCGACTACGCGAACGTCTACACCCAGTACGCCGAGATGTACAAGAAGGCTGAGGGTCTGACCAACGCACAGGTGCAGTCACGCACGCCACAGGCTGTGTTCCGTAACGTCCTGAAGGGCAGCTTCACGCCCGAGCAGGGTGCGGCTCACATGCGCCAGAACGGCATGACAGTTGAACAGCTCATCAACGCCAAAGCTGGCGGTGAACTTACAGCTGAACCCGGCACGCCCGAGTACGAACAATACAGATTGCTGCTTGAGCAGTTCGCCAATTAACCCGAGGAATAGACATGTCTGATCCACTGACAAGAGAACACGAAGCCGCCGAGGAAAGCATCCTTGAGCTGGAGCAACGTGCTATCGAGAAGCAGGCAGAGACACGACGCAACGCACAAGATGAAATCTCCGTGATGGACCTTGAAGCGAAGCTCATGGATCAGGCACCTCCTCCCCCTCCCCTCGACCTTGAGGACGATGGGTTCATCAACAACACGTGGGAAGTCACAGGCTCTGCTGTTGAACAGGCAGCCGAGCAGGTACTCCGCACAGCTGGCGACCTCACGTCGTTCGCTGAAGACTGGGGTGGTAAGATCGTCCTTGCTGATGACGAGTTCATCAACGAGGAAGGCGAGACATCCGGCATCCCCATCCCGTTCACGACCAAACGTCTGGACTGGATGAACAACGACACGTTCCAAGCTAAGGCAATTCAGTACGAGATCGCAACGGGTAAGCACCCGATGAACCTCTCGAACATTGACTTCCCTGACGTGGATCGTCCCGACTCGGCTATGGGTCAGATGACCTCCGGGTTCATGCAGTGGGCCGTTGTGTTCGCCGCTACCCGTAAGGCTGGCATGGGCAACATCTCCGGCGCTATCGTAGCTGACTTCGCTGCGTTCGATCCTCACGAAGCACGACTGGCCGATCTGGCCCGAGAGTGGGGCGAAGGCAATGCTGCATTCGACAACGCATTCACGGAGTACATGTCCGCTGACCCGACCGACCCGGCACTCGAAGGTCGACTCAAGAACGCACTCGAAGGTGTCCTCATAGGTGGGGTCATCGAGGGTGCTGTCCGTTCCTTCAGGTGGCTGAGAAGCTACCGGGCGGCCAAGACTGTCAGTGCTGAACGTAACCTCAAGGACACGAAGGTCCTCGAACCAGAGGCTGCCCCCGTACCTGATTCAGGTGTGGACGAAGCAGGCCGCGTCGTTGCCACTACGGTTGACGATGGGTTCGACGTAACCGTGGCCAATCAGGCCAAGCTGGTCGACGACCTGACGAAGAACCTCGACGAACGCAGGGCATCCGGTGCCGCTACGAAGACAGCTGAGAAGAAGCTGGGCGTAGAGACACGCCGCCTCGCCAAGCAACAGGCTGAACTGGAAGCTCGTGCTGCCAAGAAAGCTGAGGCTGACGCAGCTGCCAAGAAGACTGAGGTAGAAGACCAAGCTCGCGCTACCATCGAAGGCGAGAAGGTTGCCGAGACATTCCATGACGTTGCCCTCCGGCAGCTCAAGGCATCCCTCAAGGCTGACCCGGTCAAGCTACGTGCAGTTCGCAAGGCACTGGAGTCCGGTGACACACAGGGCGCTCAGGAGCTACTCGACTTCAACCACACCACTGTAGACTGGGACGGACTCGCAGCACAGGTTGGTGACGGTGAGTCGGTAGACGAATTCGTGAAGATCATCAACTCGTTCTCGGAAGTATTCGAGCAGGAGATGAAGGACGCGAAGGGCTACCAGTCAGTAGCTGAGACTCTGGCACGTTCCGTTGGCACCACAGCTGACGACGTGCTGAAGCTGGGCCGTGACGTGAAGGGTGGTAAAGGACTGGCCGCACGTATGGCTGGTGCTGACACGATCCTCTATCAGTCGGTACAGGAACTCCGTCGTCTGGCGAAGATCGCTAAGAACGGTTCTGAGAAAGAGATGATGGCACTGTTCCGTCAGATGGACCTGCACAGCACACTCCAAGCAACGATCCGTGGCTCGAAGGCAGAGATTGCCCGCGCTCTGCGGCAGATGCAACGTGTGTCCACAGCTCACGTCGATGACTTCAAAGAGTTTGACGACCTGATGCGTGACGCTACCGGACTCGGCGGCGACCAACGCAGGCACCTCGCACAGAAGATTGCCGACCTCAAGGACATGAACAAGATCAACCAGCTCACCCGTAAGACGGGCTGGCAACGTGCCCGCGATACGTGGGTCGAGGTCTACATCAATGGCTTGCTGTCTGGTATCTCAACGCTGATGCTGAACAACGCATCGAACATGCTGAAGCTGGTGGAAGGTATCACCGAGCGTTACTTCGCCGCAGGACTGGGCGCTGTACGCAACGCTGGCCGACGCGCACTCCGCAAGGAGTCTCTGGACCGCATCACATTCCGTGAGGCGAATGCGTACCTCTACGGTACCATGCAGGGACTTGACGCAGCACTCAGAATCCCGTTCGGGAAGCTGCTCAAAGGTGACTTCAAGGGCATCGAAGCAGAAGATTGGGGCGCTACGTTCCGAGCTTTCGTGGATGAGAAACCAGTACTCGATACGCGCATGCGTGTGGATGCTGATACCCGCAAAGCTATATCAATGACAGACGATTCTACCCGGTCTATCGCTGACGCTGTCCGTACTCTGGACGCTTCCGGTGTGGACCTAAATGCTAAGGCTATCAATAGCTTGGGCAAACTTATTAGAATCCCCGGTAGGCTTATCCTCACCTCGGATGAGTTCTTCAAGCAGATCACATACAACCAGCACCTCGCTTCCCGTGCCTACAAGGACGGTGATGCTATCGCCACATCCCTCGGCAAGAAGGGTAAGAAGCGTGAAGCAATCATCGAGCGCACTCACAGGAACTACCGTGAGTTCCCGCCCGAGGACGTGAGGTTCGACTCGATGGATCACGCCCGGTACCAGACGTTCCAGTCTGACCTGCCCAACGGTATAGCCCGCGACTTCGAGACGTTCATCAATCGTCACCCCATGATGAAGTTCATCATTCCGTTCTACCGCACGCCCGTGAACATCATCAAGCAGACGGTGTTCGAGCGCACCCCGTTGCCTTTCCTCAAGGCTCACAAGAGTGAGATTCTCCAACGGATCGCCAAGGGTGGACCTCAAGGTGACATCGCGTTAGCTCGCATGGCAACAGGCACAGCCTTCTTGGGTTGGTCTGCCAACATGGCACTGAGCGGCAAGATCACTGGTGGTGGCCTGTCTACTACCAACATGCCCAACTCAGAGCAGATGGACGACATACCTCCGTACTCCTATCAGGGACCGGACGGTGTGTGGTACCAGTACAACAGACTCGAACCTATGGGTATGCTGCTGGGACTTGGCGCTGACTTGGCGCTCGCCTCAGAGTGGTGGGAAGGTGATGATGACGCTGACTTCTGGGAAGCTGCCTCGCTGGCGGCGACTGTTGTCACGACCAACGTCACTGACAAGACGTGGTTCAAAGGTGTAGCTGATCTGGTTGGCATGATCGAAGACCCGAAACGCTATGGCCCGCGATACCTGAATCGTCAGACCGCAACAATGATAACCCCGTTCAGCGCACTGCTGCGACGGATCAACACCGACCACGACGAACTCGCAAGAGAAGCGTGGACGTGGATGGACAACTGGAAGGCATCGGTACCCGGATTCTCGGACGACCTGCCTGTACGATACGACATGCTCGGCCAACCCAAATACAAACGGGACTACCTTGGACCAGCATGGGCATCGCCAGTGGCAGCCGGAACAGAACGAGAAGACCCCGTATACAAGGAGGTTGCTCGTCTCGCATTCGACTACCGTCCTCCTTCAAAGGACCTATTTGGTGTCGGAGAGAACGTCGACAATGTCACGTACTCTGATGTCATGGCACGGAAAGGAACCCTATTCATCAACGGCCAGAACCTGCACGAGAAACTTGAAGAAGCTATGAACTCCGGTTTGTACCTCGACATGCTATCGGACACGGGCAAGGCTGACATGGTGAAGGGCATCGTCTCTGGCTACCTACGGGCGGCCAAGATGGAATACCTGACCGACAACCCTGACTACTTCGACAACGTGAAGCAGCAGAAAGAAGCAGCTGCACGTCTGGTCCTGCAACCCTAACAGGTGCCCCTTCGGGGGCATCTCCCTTTTCTTATGGAGACGTTAATGTCATTCTCATCCAAGGTGCTGTACGAAGGTGATGGTGTTACCAAGTCGTACAACGTCCCCATGCCCTACATCGCACAGGGTCACATCAATGTGTACCTTGACGAGGTGCTGCAACTCACCACTATGCACTACACGTGGACGAACAGTTCAACCATCAAGTTCGTCAACGCCCCCGGTGATGGCAGTGCTATCGAAATCAAACGGTGGACCTCACCGTCGAACATACTGGTAGACTTCGTCGATGGATCAACGCTACGTGCGAATGATCTCGACACGGCTTACCTCCACACTTACTACCTGTCCCAAGAGTACGCTGACAGCTTCAATGAGCTTATCAATGAGACGCTCTTTAACGTAGCTACGGGTCAGGGCATTGTCGAAACCGAGTCCGACGCAATCATCGCGGCGCTCGTGAATGAGATGATTAACAAGGAAGCTGCCGCGACACTGCAAGCTCGCATCGCGGACATCGACCTGAACGCAGAAGCTATCGTCACCCTCGGTGAATCCCTACAGGTCCAGCTCAACACGCTGGCTCAGGGTGTAGCTGCTGCTGTCTACATTCAGGCAACAGAACCTGTGCCCGGTGTCGGTGGTATCCCTAACCCGATACCTGAAGGCGCACGTTGGTACGACAGCGACGACAACAACGCTGCGTACATCTACACGGCTGGCGTGTGGGTCGACATCAACGATCCCCGCATCGGCAACAACGCGGCTGCCATCTCGGTACTGCAAGTTGACACTGCGGATAACGCAGCTGCAATCGTGGCTGAATCTCTTGTCCGCTCTAACGCTGACTCGGCAACTGCCTCGACCCTCGCCCTCATCGGCGCGGAGAATGCTGGCGGCACTGCCTTCGTGATCGACCTGACGACTGCCTATGTCGGACCAGCTGAGTCACTGGGTACACGCTTCACCACTTTGTCTGCGGCTACGGCTGCGGCACAGGCTGACGCTGACACCAACGCGGCTGACATCATCACAGAGCAGACAGCACGCACCAACGCTGACTCGGCCATAGCGTCTGACGTTACGGCCCTTGACGTTCGCGTCACGAGTGCTGAAGGTGACATCGTCGCCAACGCGGCGGCTGTCTCCGTGCTACAGACGGACGTAACTACCAATGCTGGCGACATCAGTACTAACGCATCGTCCATCACGACGTTGCAGACTGACGTGGACCTGCGCTCGCGCACGTACATGCAGGCTCTCGCTCCTACGCTTGACCTGAATGCTGGCGATCTGTGGATCGACTCGGACGACAACAAGCTCTACCGATACAACGGTGTGAGCTGGGTCGAGGCTCAGGATGCTGCCATTGCTGGCAATGCTGCCGCCCTCTCGTCCCTGTCTACGAATGTGACGACCAACGCAGGCAACATCACGGCCAACGCATCGGACATCTCTACGGTCCAGACGGACATCACCACGCTACAGGGTGACGTGACGACAGCTCAGGCTGACATCGTTACGAACGCCAACAGCATCGTGACGACTGACGGCAACGTAACGTCCAACGCATCGGCTATCACAGGCGTACAGGCTACGCTGTCTAACCGGAATCGCGTCTTCCATCAGGGCACCGCCCCGACTGCTGACAACGCAGGCGACCTCTGGATCGACACGAGTGACAACAACAACCTGCACATCTGGACGGGTACCGTATGGTCCCCCACAGATAACGCGGCTATGGCTGCCAACGCATCGTCAATCTCGACGCTTGACAGTACGGTCACATCGCAGGGTGGACTCATCACGGCCAACGCATCGGCAATCACTGACGTGAATGCTTCGGTTGTTGCGGTGGATGGACGAGTCGACAGTTCCAACATCAACATCACTGCCAACGCATCGGCTATCACCAACGCAGAGACAGGTATCTCTGATCTCGAAGCACACTACGGCGTAACGCTGGACGTGGGTGGACGGGTCACTGGGTTCACGCAGCTCAACGATGGTTCCACTGGTTCCTTCGTGATCGTTGCGGACAACTTCTCAGTTGTTGATCCTGTCACCTTCACACCGAAGATATGGTGGGACGGTGTGGCTGAACTGCTTCAGATCGACGGCGACATGATTGTCACTGGTACGATCAACGGCCAGTCCATGATTAACGGCACCATCGGTTCGACACAGATCGGCACCAACGCGATCAGCACCACGCACATCTCTGCTAACGCCATCACGGCGAATGAGATTCTGGCAGGTGCTGTCACTGCGGCGAAGATCAACGTGACGAACCTCTCTGCCGTTGATACACAGACTGGTTCACTAACAGTTGACGGTACGCTGACTGTTGGTACCACAGGCAAGATGCTATCGACAGGAGCAGGCTTCGAGACTGGCGCAGGTTTCTTCTTGGGCTACGACACGAGTGCCTACAAGTTCTACGTGGGCAACAAGGCCAACGGCAACTACCTGTCATTCGACGGGACAGACCTGACCGTATCCGGCATCATCAACGTGGGTGTCTACTCCGCATCTGACGCAGTCATTGTCAGTGCTGACACCGAGCGTTGGGCGACTGGTACATGGAGTGGGTCGTGGTCGTACCAGACTTTGAAGACCTTCACGACCGACAAAGGTGGAAGCTGTAAGATCAAGTTCGAGATGAAGAAGAACACGACCTCGACAGCCTCACCCTACGTCAACGCATCCATTCGTGTCACGAAGAACGGAGTGCTTGTCGGGTACCACACCCTGACGACATCGACGTACGTTGCTCAATCGAGAACCGTCACGGGTCTTGAGGAAGGCGACGTTATCGACATCGACGGCGCAGTCGGAACCTACTGGGGTCCGGGTGCTGAACCGTGGGATGTTATCCCATACGTCAAGAACGCTGACTTCTGTGCGGACATCGTCTTCACAGGCCAACCTGAAGTCACTTACGATTAACCACAACGAGGAGAGAAATCTCATGCAACAGCAAGTCCAAGTACCAACAATAGAGCAGCTCACTCAGGCTATCACTCAGCTGGCCCTTCAGCGTGCGAACGCAAAGGATCAGATCGAGCAGCTTGAGAAGCAGCTTCCAGTACTACAAGCACAGCTTCAGCTCCTGCAAGCTCAGGAGCAGGCTGCCGTTCCCGTCGAAGACTAAGGAGTCATCATGTCATTCACTAACGCACAACTCGCCCAACAGATCGCTAACCTGATCGAGTACTGGGCTGCGTTCAATCAGGAGTACTCTGATTGGATAGGTGGTACCGTTAGTGGTGGCCCAAACCTCGACGGCGAATATCCGCTGACGAACTGGGCAGGGGAGGAAACACTTCTCCCTTGTCCAGCCCTTCTTTCAGACAACGTGACGGGCTACGTCGCGACTGTCGCCGCAAGTGCATCGGCTGCCTCCGATAGTGAGATAGCTGCTGCCTTGTCAGAAACAAATGCTGCCGCATCAGCAGTCACCGCAACGGCTCAGGCTGTGCTGGCTGACGCTGACCGCGTTGCAGCTGAACTCGCAGAAACCGGAGCGGTTGACGCTAAGGTAACTGCAATCGCACAGGCCGCCGCAGCTGTAGTATCTGCTGCCGCCGCACTGGCGAGTGAACAGGCTGCCGCCGCTTCTGAAGCTGCTGCTGCCATCTCCGAAACAAATGCTGCTGCCTCGGCTGCGGCTGCCGCTACGTTCGACCCGGCACTCTATGCTGCACTCGCAGACAACGAGATCATCACAGGCAACTGGACGTTCGCACAGATCAACCCTACGGCAACGCAGCACAACTTCGGCCCGTCGGCTGGTGCTGACCTCCCTAACGGGTTCCTCGACGACGCTAACTCGGCGCTCGTCACAGTTGTCAACCCCACAGCAGCATACGCTGGCGACTACGGTATCCACTTCACGCGGAACGTAGACAACAACGTGGGCTGGTCAATGTGGCGCGACACCAGTGCTGGCGACCTCGTGATTAACCACGAGTGGAACAGTGCCTCTGCCGACATCGTATTTCGCCGCTACACCACGGACCTCCTGCGTCTTGAAGGTGACGGCGCAGTCACCATCCCCGGCACTCTCGCAGTAACCGGAGCAGTAACAGGAAGTAACCTTGCGGTTGCCAACTGGAACACCGCATACGGTTGGGGCGATCACGCTGGACTGTACTTGGGCCTTACTGCTAAAGCTGCTGACTCAGCCCTGCTTAACGGCTATGCGGACTCGACTGTGGCAGATGTCAATACGATTGTTCGTCGGGATGCAGGAGGCTATGTAAGAGCTACCTACTTCAACCAGACGGGCGCTGCGACGGCAAGTACAGCCTCGAACATTATGGTTGAGGTGGGGACCGACAACTTCCTACGCTGGCAGAGTATTGCCAACTTCCTGTCGAACCATAACATCGTTGCTACTACCGACGCTGCGTGGAACGCTACCGACTGGGACACAGCTTTCGGTTGGGGCGATCATGCCTCTGGTGGGTACGCCCCCACAGCAAGCCCGACGTTCACTGGCAATGTCTCTATGGCAGGTGCGCTCAACAACATCGCATCGGCATCGACCAGCTACGTCACTCGGTCAACTGCTGGTTCAGCTTCATTGGAACTTCATGGTACTACCGCAGCGTTCATCGACATGTCCCTCGACGGGACTGGCGGGACTGACTACGGTGTTCGCCTTCGCTATCTCAGCGACTACCTTTCGATTGATGGCGTGACCTCTATCCAGATCAACAACGTGGAGTGGTCAACGACTGACATCGCCAATCACGACACGGCTGTCACGCTGTCTAACAGTGCCCTTCAGAATGTCGTTGAGGATGTCTCCCCGCAACTGGGATCGAACCTCGACCTGAACGGCTTCGAGATCACCACGACGAACCACGGTAACGCGGGTACTCAGACCCTATGGGGTGACGCTTCGTCAACTCCTGCTGTCTGGTCTGCTCTCCCTATGGGATACTCGACGTTCGTCAGAAGCACCGCAGCTAACTCTCCGGTTGCCAACTACGGCTACTTCACCAAAGTCTCAAGCCGAGACTCAGGTGGTGCCGGGTGGGGTGGACTGTGGGTTGGCTACTCGGCTGACCAGAACTACGTCGGTCGCTCGCAGGACGGCACGTCAAATGTCTGGGAGAAGCTGTACACCTCATCCACGTTCGACTACACCGACTATGCTCTGCTGGCTGGACAGCCCATCTTCACTGATGGGATCACGGTCAACGGCACTGTCGATAACGACGTGCTGATCCGGTTCGAGATGGACCGCGACTGGCAGTTCATGTCACAGGGCGAGGACGCAGCGAACAGGCTGGAGCTTCATTCGTTCAACGACAAGCAGTTCCTCATCACGGACTCTCTGGGTGTCACGCAGTTCTCCTTCGATACGAACGTAGGCGACTTCACGGCTATCGGTCAGGTCACTGGTAACGCCGCCAGCTTCACAGGTGGCACGTCTTCCTTCAGCACGCTCAACGCTGGCAACATCGACTCGACTGGTACGATCACGGCTTCGAGTTACTTCAAGGTGGACGCATCCAGTGGTAACGGCTTAGGTTTCTGGGGCGGCGCTCCGACTACCTACGGCATCTACATGTCTTCGGCTGGTACTCAAGGCCGCGTTACAGGCGATACAACGTCTGACTACAACCAGTACTTCGAGATGAACTCCGGTACCAACCGTGGGTTCGTGTTTGAGACTGACGGCGCGAAGCTGTTCGG